TTTAACTGGTCTTGGGACAGAGTACGAACAACTAGTACAGAAGAGTTTAAGGCTTAACCAAGCTAATGATGCCAGAACTAAAAGTATGCGAGATCAGGTTCAAGCAACAAACGCAACGGCTAAGGCTAGCGAATATGTAGCTACCGAAATGGAGAGAGCTACTAGATTAACTGCCTCTAATGGAGAGATCACAAGTGCAACAAACAACAAACTAATAAAGTTTGAACAGGCATTAAAACGCTCAGGTAAAACTGCATCAGAGCAAGCGGATGCTTTAACAAAGTATAAAACAGCTTTAGGTTCTATTGAAAAAGCAGGTGGCAATCGTCAGGTAGATTACCTATCTCGTGCCCTTGGCCCACAGATTACCGACATCGCTGTTGGTTTATACTCCGGTCAAGCTCCGCTTACTGTTCTATTACAACAGGGTGGTCAGTTGCGAGATCAGTTTGCATTAGCGGGTGTAGCAGGTTCTCAGATGGGTGCCATGCTTGTTCAAGCCAGTAAAGCAATGGTTAGCAGCGTGAAAGATATTGGTTTAGCTGTAGGTCAGTTAATAGTAAATGCAATTACTGGTTCTGGTAGTGCTATTGTAAAGTTTGGTATGCAAGTTACAGGCACTTCTGCTCTGTTAGATATACTGCGTGTCAAACTTGTTTCCTTGTCTGGAGAAGGATCTGGCCTCGTAAAAGCATTTGATCTAATAGGAAAAGCTCTTACGGTAACTGTAGGTCTAGCTGCGTTTACTGCAGTAGCAGGCATTGTTGCACTTGGTATTGCCATGGTTGCGGTAATCAAGGAAGAGAATGCATTAAATAGAGCTTTGAATCTCACTGGTGCTGCCATGGGTCTTAGTTTAGATACAACCTATGCTGCTGCAAGATCTATGGAAGAACTTGGTGTAACTACTAGTACTGCTCTTCAAGTACTAACTGAAATGGCTAAAATTGGAGGAATGTCCGCAAACAGTTTAGAGATGGTTGCTACGACTGCTGAAGCAATGAAGACAGCTTTCGATATTCCAATTGCAGATACAGTAAAGCAATTCAAGGAACTCCAAGAGAAACCGACAGAAGCTTTAACTAAATTAGCTATTAAACTTGGCACCATACCAGTAGAGATTCTAAAACAAATTGATGCTTATGAGCGTGCAGGTAATGCTATTAAAGCCGCAGAGCTAGCTACTGCAGCTTATGCAGACGCAGGTAAAGATGCTGCAGATAGAACTGTAGCAAACTTTGGCACAATTACAAGACTAGGTATTTCAATTGGTAAGATTTGGGATGCTACTTGGGATTCAATCATGGGCATTGGTAGAAGAGATGCTGTAACTGATATTCAGATTGTAGCTGCTGAAGTCGTAAAACTAACGAAAAATTTACCTGATGGTGCAGATGTAAATAGCTTCGAAGGGCAACAACTAGAAGCAGCTGAAAGCAAGTTACGAAGTTTACTTAAAGAGTATACCTTAACACAAGAAATGGCAGCGCAAAGAGCTAAAGACTCTGCTGATGCTAGTAAGTTCGAAGACGACAAAAAGAAGCGAGATGAAGCAGCTAATAAACTTAACAATGAAGCTAGTAAAATAGAGCAGTCTTATCAGCAGATGCTACAACAGGCTACTAGTTTCCTGCTGGCTCAAATTGGTGCTGTAGAGAATCTAACAAAAGCAGAAATCGCGCTAGCTCAGATACGATCAACCGATGCTTTTAAGGGTCAATCTAAAACACGTCAAGATGCAATCAGTGCAATTTATGCAGAAGCTAATGCCAATGAAATACTAAAGAGAACAGAAGACGAAAGAAAAAGAGATATAACCCTTATTGCAGATCTATATGGTAAGAGCGATAAGATGGGTGATCAATACTACAGTACACTTAGAAAACTAGATGAAGCACTCCTAGTTGGAAATGTATCACTTGAGGAATACGGTAAGCTACTAAATATTATTTATAAAACTTCAAATTCGTTTAAAGCTTTAGAGAGTGTTAAGATAACCGTAGATAAAAATATTACAGATATTAATGCAGAACGTCAAACCCTTAGTTCTAGCTATGGTATGGACTTTAAAACAGAAGCTGAAAAAGCATCTATTACTTCACTGTCTAAATTTAAAGAAGATAGTTTGAAAGCTGACAATGAGTATGCGAAAAATCTAGCAGAAGCTTCCCGAACAATGAATCAAGCTGAATATGCTGAAGCTGAAGTTCTATACGCAAATCTAGCTGAGGTCAAGAAAGCTAAAGCGCAAGAAGTCTACGATAGAGAGCAGTACTTATTAACCGACGGTTTTAAACGCAATCAAGCTTATGCTACTGCCTTTGAAGACCTATTTAAAGGCATGGGCGATGCAATTGTAGACTTTGCTTTAACTGGCAAAACATCCTTTGGAGATATGGTTAAATCTATGCTTATAGGTTTGATTAAACTTGAAATGCAGATGGCTATGACTAACATGTATAAAGCTGCAGGTGGTGGGTCTGGTATAGTAGCTGCTATATCTTCTTCACTTGGTTTTGCTAATGGTGGTTCATTTGATGCAGGTGTACAGAAGTTTGCTAAAGGCGGTTCATTCACAAATTCGATCGTAGATTCTCCTACTATGTTTAAGTTTGCTAAAGGCGCTGGCATGATGGGTGAAGCTGGCCCTGAAGCTATTATGCCACTTCGTAGAGGATCTGATGGTTCTCTGGGTGTAGTAGCTGCCGGTGGTAACTCTAGTAATGTTTCTGTGCAAGTTATTAATAACAGCAGCTCACAAGCAACTACAAATGAAACTACGGACTCTAAGGGGAACCGAAAGATTGAAGTAGTAATCGGTGAAATGCAAGCGGGTGAAATATCACGCAGCGGTAGTTCTTCACAGAAATCTATTAAGTCTACATTTGGTATTCAACCACAATTAATTAGGAGATAATATATATGGCAGCTTATGTATGGCCTGGATCTTTACCACAAAGACCTTTGTCTAGTTACTCAGAGACTTCTGGTGCAATAATTCTCAGAACTCAAACTGATTCTGGGCCTGCAAAGATGCGCAGAAGAGGTAAACGTCCAGATACCCTTAACGTTCAGTTTGACATGTCTACGGCGCAGTGTGAGACTCTCAGAGTATTTACTCAGGATACACTAATGGCTACGGCTAGGTTTGACTTTACACATCCTAGAACACTAGCAGTAGTCGAAGTCAGAATAGTACCTCAAGGGGACGGACAACTGTTTTCCTTAGCTTATCTTCTACCAGAGTATTGGCAAGTCTCTTTACAATTTGAGGTGTTACCTTGAGTAGATTAACTTCACTATCACCTGCTGCGTTAAGAGCAGTTTTCTCTCCTGATGCAGATGATGACTTACTTATCCTACTTACTATCTATGATCCTTTTAATGAAGATCAAGTTGTATATAGATTAGCAGACGGATATACTAAGCGCTTATCTGAGAATGCAGCGGAAGTTACATACGGTGTTACTAGTAACGCACAGGACTTTACTTTCCTGCCTATGCAGATTTCGCTACCATCTGAAGATGAAGCACAGGCTCCCAGATGCTCTATTGTAATGTACGATGTTACTAGATTTCTTACGCCTATTATTAGAACTTTAACAGCACCACCTAGAATTAAATTAGAACTGGTACTCAGTAAATCTCCCGATGTAGTCGAAGTATCTTTCTCAGACTTCTATATTACTGGTTTTACTTATAATGCAGATACTGTTACAGCTGAGTTATCTATGATTGATTATGAACGCGAGCCGTTTCCGGGTAATTCCTTCACACCTCGCTGGTTCCCCGGTATGTTCTGATGAATAAATACGTATATGTACACTATTTAAAAGATATTCCCATTTATGTTGGGAGTGGAAACAGTAGCCGACCATTTTCAAAACAATATAGGTCGGAACAACATGTTAAACTCTTTAATAATGTTGATTTTAAAGTACAGATTATTGTGGAAAACTTGACAGAGTATGAGGCAAAAACTTTAGAACAAAATCTAATTGATGCATATCTTGTAGCTGGCGTTATTTTACTGAACAAAGCTAAAACAACCTGTCAAGTTTTAAACCTTAATACAGAGGTGCTGGAAAAATATGTAAAGTATGACGAAACATCACCTACAAAATTGCGATGGATTGTTAATACTTTTTCTGGTAGGGGTGCAAGTAGGCCCATGAAAAAAATTGGTGAGACCGCAGGGAGTTTATCTACGGTGGGTGGCTATTGTACAGTAAATATCGATAAAGTTAAATATCAAATTCACCGTGTAGTTTGGGTATTGCACAACGATCAAATACCTGACACAATGGTTATAGATCACATCAACAGAGATAGGTTAAATAACTCTATACATAATTTGAGATGTGTTACACAAAGTGTAAACAGTAAAAATAAAATACATAGGATGTCTAATACAGGTGTTCAGAACGTTAGTCACCAATTAAAAGGATTAAATAGGGGTGTTTACATTGTATCTTGGTCTGTTTCAGAAATGAAAAGTAAAACTAAAGGTTTTGCATACGGGCCAAAGTGCAGAACAAAAGATGAGGCATTTGCTCTTGCTATAAACTTGCGAGATGATCTTGTTACTGAATGTTTTATTGTCTTAACAATAAGAGGAATATAAATGAATTTTGATAAATATGTAGGTATTCCTTACGCTGAAAAAGGTAGGGATATTTCAGGGTTAGACTGCTATGGTTTAGTCCGTCTGATCTACAAAGAAGAAAAGAACATCAGTCTACCAAGTTTTACTGCAGATTACGCTGTGCAGGATAACAAAAGAATCGAAGAGCTAATTGCACAATATAAAGAAGGATGGGAACCTGCAGAGGAACCTCAAGTAGGCGATATTGTTCTATTTAGAATTCTAGGCATAGAGTCTCACGTAGGTTTAGTTATTAGCCCTACGCACTTTATCCATGTAAGAGAAAAGCAAGATACTGCTATTGAATCACTAAGTTCAACTAAGTGGAATAAACGCACGGTAGGTTTCTTCAGGTACTCTGAGAATAAAAATGCTATTCTAAACACAGTACCACATCCATTAAAAACTGAACGCTACACAGTAGCAGTTATTCCCGGTACTACCGTAACAGAACTTATACAGAATATTAGCTTGCAGTATAATGTAGCTGCAGAGCTTAAAAGCAGAATCAGTGTAATGATCAATGGTAGAGTTATTGCACAAGAGGATTGGTATACTACTGTTATCAATAAGAATGACGTAATCGAATACCGCGCAGTTCCTACAGGAGATGCAGTAAGATTAATAGCTATTTTAGCTATTGCATACTTTGCACCTGTAATTGCAGGTTCCCTTACTGGTTATACATCTGCAGCAGCAGCTGCAGGTGTTATGGGTGGGAGTGTAACTTTAGGTCTAACTGCATTAAATATTGCAGTAACTGCAGGTGTTATGATGATTGGTTCTGCACTGGTAAATGCCATTGCACCGATTAGACCTCCTACAAGTGCAAATAGAAATGATCCGGGTAGTGCAGAACGTCAGTTGCTGGTTAACGGAGGTTCTAATCCCCTTACACCTTACGCTGCAATCCCTGTTGTTTTAGGAAAAGTACGTGTAACACCTCCACTAGGTTCCGTAAACTTCTTGACATACGAAAATGAACGCGATAGTTATTTATCTATGCTATTAGTATGGGGCTATGGCCCTTTAACTATTGATGCTGCTACTTTAAGAATAGGTGCAATACCTTTAACTAACTTTACAGATTACAATTACATTACACTTGATAGAAAAACTGAACCTTCTGCAACTACTAAGAGGGACTTTGATTCTATCTATGGAAACGACATAACACAGATTAATACACAGATTGAATTAGTATGTGATGGCAACCCAGAAGCAACAGTAGCTCCTGGTCCTTGGTTCGAGGCCGCTACTGGAACAGAGTTTAACACAAACGAAGAGATT